CTATATCCTGTAATGCCCTTGAGCATCTTTGCTAGTTTCCATGTGGCATTGTTCAACTTAATAGGTTGAGCATCAAAGAAGTTCTCACCTATCTCAGGTTTAATGCACATATTATTATGCACATAGTTCATGATCGCCATACGACCATACCCTAATGTATAGCAACCAAAATTTAACATAGGGTCTATGGACTTCTTGCCATCTATGGACATTCTTCCATAGTCCCAACCATACTCTTGGTCGCCCACGTTTTTTTGTACACCTGGTATTAATCCTGGATATCTCATCTCGATCTTTGTAGTGGTGGTATCTTACCTGACATATGCATACCAAAAAAGTTTAATGTTAGACGTTCCTTAGTGCCAAAAGTATAAACACCATGGTGTGTCTTGTTGTTGAATAGAACAAATCTATTGTATACGTTCTCTACCCTGACTGTTGGTATGTACTGTGCATGTACTTTCTTCCATACCTTTCTGTACTCAACTGGATCTATCTCCTCACCCCTATAAAGTTTCTCCTTCATAGTGATCTCATCAGGATACTGAAACCCATACCCAGAGGATGTCTTATAAATCGACGTTCCTGAATCTGGGCATGGGTCTTTTGTTAAGTATACTATACCACCGAAGTGTGTGTCAATGTCTTGATGCACCCACCCTCTATTGAGTGGATCATACTGATCCTCTGAGAAAGGTTGTATCTTCTGGAAGTGCGTCTGCATATTCCAGTACTCAGGTTTGCTATCATGGAAAAGGAGATGTATTTTCTCACCGAAGTAATTAAAAAACCTCTCTTCTACCACGTGGAGTTGCTTAGTACGTACACCTGGCCAGTTACCACGGTCAGGTGGATAGTACTTCAATTCATCAGCCATCGCTACAATGGCATCAGGATCCTCAAAGAAATCATCAACAATTGTAATAGGATATGTCACTTAATTCTTAGTTCTACGTTCTCCTTAATTGTATTATAGTCTGAATGTCCAGTTTTGTCATCTGTGTGGAAGACCTGATCATATCCTGACTTGGTTAGTATCTTATTCTTTATTTCTAACTGTCTCTTCTCTTTCTGTATGCGTCTTAGGAAAGCATAGTAAATGATTTGAGTGAAGTATGCAAACGGGTTCTTGGACTTCTCTGGATTAAAGTTCTCTATGTACTGTACACAGTTCTCGATGCCATCACATATCATATCCTCACGGAACATGTAATTGACAAAGTTTGGTTTGTATGACAGGTGTGTTGCAATCTTTAAAAAGCATTCTCCAATGTAATTGCTGATCTGCGGACGCTGTTCACCCGCTTCCTTTGCAGCAGCACACTTTGCCTTGAAGACAATAAGTGCTTCCAAGAACTCTTTATTGTTTACATAATGCTCACTCTGTACCTTCCTTCTAACGGCCATATATTATCTCCTTATGTATACAGTATACACCATTTTGTTTCAAAATGCAAGGGGGGCTTGACAACTGTTGTAATTCTTGGTACAATACGAGTGTGCGAGTTCAAGGGATGACTTAGCTATTAAATATTTTATTTAATTTAATACGAGCTTCCTCTACGGTAGATATTCTTCCAGTACTATCTGTAATAGTATCTCCATTAAGTCTCCTTAGAGACATAGCGTAGAATATCTGTACCTCTGTATCTACTTCTACCACAGTTATAACCTTATCCTTCGGGATGAGAAATTCTTCCTCGCGTGAAAATTTCATCCACGGTGTCACTTTTGCACCTGGTTTATTACCCTGTAGCATGACCTCTTCGATCTCTATGGGGTTTTGTACTATCATATAGTCACCGTTCTCATCATTAACATGCTCAGTCACCGCGAGAATTTCTTCTCCCGATACTAGTTTGATCGCTGCAAGGAATTCGATTTTCTTTTGCTCTTCCATGTTAGTCTCTGATTCGGACATCAATGAATTCATAGTCGAAATTTTCTTCATTATATATTTTAACACGTTCTGTCAAATGATTAAGTGTATAATTTCTTTTAGTAGCAGTGGATATATCATCTGCTATATCATATAGCACTGCTTTTGTCTTGTGGTCTCCTTTCCTTAAGACCCTACCGATCGACTGGAGGTTTCGGATTTTCGATTTTGATGGCGAAGCAAAGACAACGTTATGTAAGTTCCGAATATTAATACCAGTGCTAAAAGTCCCATAGGATGCCACTATAATTGAATTATTTGTCGTCTCGGCAATCTCTCTTGCCCTTTCCCTGTCCTCAGTATCGACCCCACCGTGGACTAAGAAGACCAGTCTGTCCTCTCCTACCTTAGTATTTATCATATCAAAAAGGGGCATACCATGCCGTTCAACGTAGTTGAACAGGACGAGAGTGTTACCAGATAGGTCACAAACTAGGTTACGTATGAACTTACTACGTCCTTGATGGTCAACAAGATAGTCCATCTCCTCCTGATAGGTGTCAAAAGTTCTCTTGTCATGTTTAAGTATGAGTACTTTGATCTCAAACTCGGAAAGGTGTCCTTGTTCTATGAGTGTCTCTGTACGAGTTATCTTATCAACAGTCCCAAATACACCTTCGAGTACAAGGCGGTTTGTTTCTGTACCATCTAAAGTACCAGTAAACCCTATGCGATACTTACAGTCATAGAGTTTATTCATGATACTAGTCAAGGACTTTGCCTTGAATAGGTGTGCTTCATCTCCTATTATAGCACCAAAATTCTTAAAGTATGTCTTAGGTAACTTATATACTGACTGCCATGTGGTAATGACCACATCCTTTTCAGACCTAGGATCATTACCTGCATATACTTTATGGCAGTGCTTCTTTGAATCCCATCCGTAGTTCTCAAAGTCCTTGTACATCTGCTCTACCAGAGATGTCGTAGGAACTACTATGAGTGTTTGTAAATTCTTTGCTGCCCAGAACCTAGACAGAGCATATATCATTAGAGACTTACCAGACCCTGTTGGTGATAGTAATAGTTTACGTTTGTTACGTAGGGCTTCGTAGATACCCTTGTACTGATAGTCTCTAACCTTATGTGGTAGGTTAAGTGTTTTAATCCAATCACCTAGTCCTTGGGGAGTAATGAATCCATCCACTTCCTGTGGAAGTCCATAAAATTCGTTGTCCCTATGGATAACTTCGTACCCCTTCTCTTCGCAAAACGCAGTAATATAAGGGAGAAGACCAACATAAATTTCGCCTGTACCTGGGGAGAATAGCTTAATTTTTCCATCCCAATACCTCTTCTTGTACGCTGACATGAATTTGGCTTGAGGCACTTCAAAAGTAAACTGGTCTGCTAGTTCGTATTGAACATGAGGTTCACACTCAACAGTCAGATATACTTCGTTCTTCTTCTGAATGTAGACATTAGATTTCATAACCTTTCAGAAATTTAGCGAACTCGATCGCATTCTTAATATAGAAGGATCGGTTATTGATAGCCTGCATAATGGCTTTCAATGCCTCAACCATTTGGTTATAGTACTTCAGCTTAAGAACGGACTTATTATATACTTCATCAGCTTCCAGATATACAGGTACATCTGTCTTGATGAGTTTGATTGGGAATGGTTTCTCCGCTTTACCAGTATAGTACTCCCACCTATGTTTATAGGTGCGTTTGACTTCAAACTCCTGTTGATCCTTTAAGGTATTAAAGGAATTGTAAAGTCGTAGGTATTTAGCGTGTAACTTGGGGATTTCTAAACTGTCATGATCTAATTTTTCATCATTTAGTTGTGAGTCTTTCTCCCACATGTCATTCAAAGTGTCTAGGTTCATATTTTATTATTATTCTTATCCGTTATCTCATACAAAGTATACTTGAAATTGACCTCGGCTGTGAGGTAGTTAACATCAGTTGCCGATGCATCAAACTCTAGTGTGGTGAGACTGGTTGGGAAGATGTTAAAGAAATTGATAGTAGATATCGTGTTGTAATTACTATTGAGTATAAGTAAACGAGCATCACTCATCATCCTATCAAACTCTTCTGGTCTACCCTTCTCATCCACACTGGCAATATACGTTGCGAAATTCTTTTGGTGCTTGGGGTTAGTAAGACCCTTTAACCATTTGTAAATTTCATAGTAATTATCCAAGTCTTCATTGACTAAGAACCTTAGGTTAAGATCACCGAAGGTCATCTTATCGCCAGGTAAAGAGTACTCTTTGACTGGTGTGGTTATCTCCCTTACGCCTATCTCCACTTGAGGTATGGATGCAGACTGACAAAAATAGTCCACGTTAGGTGTCCTACCAAGAATAAATTTAAAACCTATTGGTGATAGAAAGTTTTGATTATTAGGAGAGAAAAGATTTGGTTCCATTAGTTCACGCAGGTCTCCGTAGTATTTATCCAAGCCAGAAAACGTTCGGATCTCTTATCTTGTCGTGGATACTAAATCTGAAGTTTCTGAAATCTGGTTTACTTGTTTCGTTATGTGCAGCATCTATCCATGTCAACTCAGCATTCTTACCTCTGGTACTCTGTCCTTCCACATCATCAATGTTGTATTCACCAACATAGTTCTCACCTACTGTACTAGGTTTGACACCGTTCTGCCAATGCTGTACTGACATGAATATGGATCTACCATCACCCATGAAGGCACCATGTATATCATCATGATAGACACGAAGGGTAAAAAAATCGTGTCGCATTTTGCATATCTTCTGTTGCTCTGGGTGATTGTCTATCCAGTAACCACCATGACTAAAACTTATCTTGCCACGTATGTATACTTCATAACTGTCGATGTCTGGATGTCGATGCTCTGGGATGATAGCATGTGGTGGCCAGTCCAAACACTCAACTTGATACTGTCCTTCCTTGTACATAACCTTTCTATTAAAGTTAGGTACACCAAAGAAATTTCTATTCCAACCTTGTGGTTTTATTATTTCGCGAGGATCGAACGTACTCAAATACTCATCAACAAAACCTGTGATGGCATCCATGCATAAAAAAAGGATCTAATATTATTTAGACCCCTTCCATATCTTTAGTGCATTGTTTTAATCGAATACGTTTTTACATATGCGTCTACACGCATTGGGTAAGTCTGCACATTCTATCAGGCAGTCGAAGTAATCGTCGATCTTGTTTATTTCTAAATTACTGTTGTTATCGGTCATACTCCAACCAGCTAACTGGTTATGCGAAACTCTGTTGTGCATAAAAGCCTCCGTTATTTTACACCATCATATAGAGAGAAGGTTTCATTTTCTTTCCTCCAATCCTACTATTATGTATGCAAATCCACACTGTATTTACGGTTACATTTTAACAAAAAGAAATGCCTACGAGTTTATACCTAGACAAAAAAAGAGACCCCTTAGGGTCTCTCTGAGGTGTATGTAATACGATATTACATTAGGTTAGCAACCTTAACTCTTCTGTAGTAAGCGTTAGCATTTAAGTTACCAGCAGCTTGTGGATCTGAATCAGATAAAGCAGCAAGTCCCTTAGCAAATGGGTTAAGAACCATTCCATAACGAGTCTTAAACCCGATACGTGGTTGGAATGTATCCTGACCAATCGCTCTGTACATTTGGAGAGGAACGTAAGGACAGTAGAATAGTCCTGCATCGTATGCATTAGAACCTTTGTATCCAACAACGTAGTACTGATCAGAACTTACGTTAGCTGAATATGGGTCAATGTATACTTTGAAACGTCCGTTAAGTGTACCTACGAATGTGTTTCCTGTGTCATCGACTTCTCCGATACCACCAACAGCACCATTGATACCTGAGTCGTAGTCAAGTACGCCACTCATAGCAAGAGCAGAAGCTACATCAGCACTAGTGATGATGATGTTACCCTTTCCTCTACGAGTTTCCTGTGCGATTGCGTTGGCATCTCTTTCGATCTGGAATAATAGTCCCTTGAATTTCTCAACTGACCATCTACCATTACTGTCTACGTC